TCGGCACGCACCACGGCCAGATCGGGGGTGGTGTTTTCCATTGAAGGAATGGGATCGGGTGTTGGTGCTGCCGAAGCAGCAGTGTCATCCTCAAGCGATCGGCCAATCCCGACACCGGGGTCAGCCGGCACCGAGACAACGCTGATCTCGTAAGGAGACCAAGCAGTAGCGACATAATCGCCACTGCCACGCTCCTCCATTTTGTCGATGGAGTAGCCGAAGGAGACGTTTCGAAGAACGCCATCCTTCACATCGCTCAAGATCTCCTGAGCGAATGGGTTGCGGCTGAACCGCACGCGCGCATACCCCCGACGCTTATTGCCGTCGATATACGCACGCTCCACAACACCAATCACGCGATCGGGGTTGTGGTTGAACAACAGCGGAGCGCCATCGTTCAGACGACTGAGATCAGCCGCCTTGCCTTCATGGCTAAGGATCTCATTGCCGAAGTATCGAGCAACCGGATATTCAGAGCTAAATGGGAACTCGTAGGTGCGCTCCTCCACCTCATCGAAGCTGGTCAGCTCCGCACGCTGGTACTTGCCAGTCAGGCTGCGCAGTGCCGCGATCTTGGTGAGCGTCGAGAACTTATGGCCAACCAGCGTCTCGGTCGCCTCCCAGCCTTCATCGCCTTCGCGGTAGATGCGAATCAGAGCAGCAGGATCCTCGGCGCTTGCCTCAATGCTGAACTCGGTGTCGGGTACGCCCAGCGTGCCCTCACGCATCACATGCTCGACCCGGCCGCGGGCAGTGCCACCGCTCGAATCCCACTGCACGAAGTCGCCCTCGCTCAACTCGCCCGGTGCAGCACGATCGGCTTCACCATCGCCCGTAGCTTCCTCGAACATGATCGGATCGAAGTCATTCTCGGCCAACCACTCACGCGCCTCAGCGGGCGTGAATTGCGAGCTACGAAACCGGATCGCCTGAATCTCAGACGTGCCTTCCTTGATCCCGTAGATGAAGTCAATGCCTGAGCCGCCCGCACCGTTCTCTCGACGAAGCGAGTCATATTGCTCGGGATCAGTCAACCGGGCAGCATGTTCGTTCGGATAGGGGCGCTCTAAGTCCACGGCGCTTCTTTCTTGTAATGCCTTGATTCTATCGGCCTTCGATGTAGCCCATTCCTGGCCAGCATCTCCGCCCCATGCTGCCCATGCCACGCGCCCAGGTGACGGATAGCCATCCTCACCCGGACTGAATCCTTCGCCTTGCTTGTCCACCTCATGGCGGGCGAACCATGCCGCCATCGTGATCACCGTGTCGGCGCTCAGCTCATCACCGCCAAGGATCTGCCCAGCTCGCGCGGCTGCCACCTCAGTGCCGCCATCACGCCCCTCAGCCTTCCAATCCCGGTAGCGCTGCGCCTCCTCCTTCATACCCTCCGTGGGCATCAGGTCGATCTCTTGCCCCTCGATCGTTGCCATCAATCCTCAGGCGCCTCGGTCGGATCCTCGAGCACAGACAGCTCCTCGTACTCCTCCTCTTCGACAGGCGCTTCCGTCTCCTCGAACGCTGGCGTCGCACCCATCGGCACAGGAGCCTGCACCGCACCACCCTCGGTCACCTCGCTCGGGTCGGTGTCAGTCACAATGTCCAGCTCATCGAGCATTGCCAATTCCGCCTGACGCGCCACCAGCACATCCTCAAGGTCGCCGCCCTGCTCAGCGATCACCTGGCCGAGTGTCTTAAAGCCACACCGCACCGCCGTCTTGTAAGCATCCACCTCCTTCTGCGGATCCACCCAGTCCCAGCTACGCGGCACCCAGCGGCTAGCACGATATCGATCAGGGTTGCTCTCATATCCAGGCAGGCTCAGCGCACCGCTCAGCACCGCCATCTCAAGCCAAGCCTCGAAGACCGGCTGATGGAAGTTCTCGATCATGTACCGCTGCAACACGCGGAACGTGTCGCGCTCATCCAACAGGCTCAGCCGGCTGCTGCTGTAGTTGCTCTCTGAGAAGTTCTTGCTGATCGACTCGAACGAAACACCCACACCAGCAGCCACCGCACGCAACATCGAGCGGGTGAATGGCTCAAGCTGACCATCAGGTGCGTTCAGGTCTGGCACCGTCACGCTCTCGCCAGGCTGCAGATACTTGAACACGCCCGGCTGAAACTCACTGACGCGCTCACCCTCATAAACCTCATCGCCTACCAGCTCGCCCTCGGGACTGCTGATGAATCCCATCAGTGCGCTGCTCGCCCGAGCACGCACCACCTCCGCCTCCTCATAGCCCTGCAGCATGTGGAGCCGCATCAGCGCCGAGGCGAACCATGTCACGCCCCTGGTCTGACCAGGCCGCTCCGGGATGAACAGATGGATCACCTCATCAGCAGGCACCCGGATCCGGCGGCCATTCGTCCGAGCATTACCCGCATAGGTATCGCCCGGATGGTTCGCATAGAAGTGATACGCCTGCGGCCGCAGGTACTGATCCACCTCGATGCCCATCCGCACCGTGTTGCCATCCTTGGCCTGCGGCACGTCGTCATCAATCAGGTAATCCGCCTCGAGCACCTGCAGCGCGAACGGCACCCGGCTATCGCCGAATGGCCGCTTAATCATGCGGATGAACACCTCGCCCGATTCCGCCAAGCTGCGCACCAGCAGGCGCTCCATATCGTGGAAGCCGAGCAGGCCGCTCACATCACAGCGGCTCTTATGCATCCACCGCTCCCATTCCTCATGGATGCGGCCGTTCACCGTTTCATCCAACCGCCCGCCGCGTTGCATCCGCACCTGTCCCTGATGGCGGATACCGTGCCCGATCACGTTGTTCTGGATTGATCGGACCGCCTGCCGCGCATAGTCGTTATCGCGGCACAACTGCCTCGCCCGATTACGCAGGCTCTTGAAGCTCGACTTGATCTCGCTATCGGCGCTGGTGCCACTGGTCACCCAGTCAGCCGTCAACCTGCTAACGCGCGCACCCTGATACGCACGCTGCCGCGGCCGTACCGGCTCGAACCCCATTGCCTTGAACAGTCGAGTCCTCAGTCCCATCTCAGAACCTCACAAACAGATTGTGGGGGTTGCCCAGGCCGTTGGCGATCAAGTCCGCCATCTGCTCGCGCTTCACCTCAGCCTTCAGTTTGCTCTCTAATTCCAGCAAGTCCTTCATGTCGTACTTGCTGAGGCTCCGGTTGCCGATCGTGTATTGCCTGACCACACCGCCGGAGACGATCGCGCGGATCGCTGCCTGCACCGCATCGAGATCCTTCTGCGCCTGCGTCCTTCCATCCAGCGCTGCCGGTGTGCCCGAGTAGCTCAGCGCTGCCAGCACCGTCAGTTGGCCGCTGCCCAGCGTGATCGTGCTGCCAGTCTTGGTCGCAACCGCCTGCCAGTACCAAGTGCCAGCATCGAACCCAGCACTGGTGGCCGCGGCAATGCTGAACTCCCAGCCGGTGCCATAGGCAGTGCCGACCACGGTCGCGCCTTCGCTAGCAGCGTTGAACCGCAGGTAGTAGGTCAACGTATAGGCAGCACTGCTCACAGTGTTGCCAAGGTTGTCCACGCCCTCAACGTCCCGCCACTGGATCGTGTCGCCTGCTCTGATCTCGCTCGGGATGTTCACGGCCTACCAGTTGCTCACGAATCCGGGACCAGCCGCAGGCGCAGGCTGCTTCCTTGATCTTAGCGGTGCCTTCTTCCCTTCTTCCATCTGCTGCCTGAGTTGCTCCCACATCGTTGCCTGATTCATCCGACGGCTGTAAATCAGCAGCGCCGCATAGCCATACACCGCACAATCGAGCGCTTCATTTCGATCACCCGACTTCTTCACCCACTCCCTGATCGGAAACCCGCGGTGATATCGCAGCGCTTGCCGTTCACTGGTCAACTGCCGGAAGTATTCCTCATCAGCAGCCATCCCGAAGTTCAAGCTGCCGCCCGCTTCGTTATGCCGCAACCTCCCGAACAGCGTCGTCTTGATCGTGTCCGTTCCCAACTGGTACAGCGTCACACCCTTCTTCAGCACCTTCCCGCGCCAGTTCACATCCACCTTGTTCCCTTTGCCCACTGCAGGACTGTTGCGCCGGCTGCTTCCCTTAATCGCCACCACGCCCTGCCGCACGCGCTCACGCACATAGTTGTAGACCTCGTGCGTGCAGTGGCCGCCGGAGTCGATCGCCATCTGCGCGATCTTCAACTCCTTCCCGCCAGCCGTTGCCCAAGCTGTCGCCAGCACATGATCCAACTGCTTCCACACCTCGAGCTGCGTCGGGTCACCCATCAGCTCCTGATGCCACACCAGCCAGCCGGTCTCGCCCTCGCCCCATCCCCACACGCTCACCGCTAGTCGGTTGTCCTGCACGTCGACGCCAGCCGTCAGCAGCACCACCCCATCGGGGCATGTGCCCGGCTCATACGCCAGCCGCTTGGCCATCAGACCTTCAGCATTGACCGCAGCCGCATAGTCCTCCTCCCATGTCTCCGCCAGCCGGGTGTTCACAAATGCCTTCAGTGCTGGACCATCACCCTTCGCCCGCAGAAAGTCATCAACCAACTGCTCCCAACTGCACCATCCCAGCGGGCTATACAGACCCGACAGATGGAAGCCAGCCGTCTTGCCATCGCTCGGTGCCGTCGCACGCCACTCACCAGCCGCCAGCATCCGCGGCTTATGCACTTCCTCGAATCGCTCGCCACATTTCTCGCACTCATACCGAGCCGTAGCCGGTCTCCCCTCCTCCCATTTCAACCTTGACCACTGCAGCCATTGCATCTCTCCACAACATGGGCACGGCACATAGAACCGACGCTGATCGCTGCGTTGATACTCAGCCTCAATCCGGCTGAAGTCCTTCACGGTCGGCGTGCTGGTCAGCAGAATCTTCCGTCGCGCGAACGTGGTCGTCCTTCGTTCCGCCAGCGCCACCGGATCACCCTCGCCATCTACATCGCTCGGGAACGCATCGATCTCATCAGCGAACAGATACCGGCACGGTGCTGAGCGCAACCCCGTCGCGCTGTTGGCGCCGGTCAACAGCAGGATCCCGCCGAGGTACTCCTTGGCGAACATCGTGTTTCCAGAGTCACGACTCCTGGCCGGTGCGATCTTCTGCGCCAGGCACGGCGTCTCATTGATCAAGCTCTCCAGCCGCTGCTTGCTCAAGCGCTTCGCCATCTCCACCGTCGGCTGCACACACAACATCGGACCGGGCGCATGGTCGATCACATACCCCAGCCAGTTGCTGCCCGCCTCCGTCTTGCCCGTCTGCGCCGCGAACATCATCACCACCCGCTGAACCGGACTGCTGCTGCTCAAGCAGTCCATCGGCTCACGGAGGTAAGGAGTCCTTCCTGTCCGCCACGGTCCAGGCTCCGCGCTGGCCTTGCTGCTCAACCGCCTGTAGCGGTCCGACCACTGGCTAACCGTCAACGGTTCCTCAGGCCGTAGCCCCTCCATGAACCCAGCGCGCCATGGATTAACCATCGGCCAGCTCCACCAGCGCAGCACGGTGCTCCTCCGTCAGCACCTGATGGATCGCCGCTGGATCCGTCTCGCCCGCCAACTGGTGGCTAAGCCGATCCGCCAAATTCGCCAGTGCCTCGCGCACGCTCCGTCCCATCGCGAACGCTTCCTTCTTCACATCCACCGCTGGCACCAGCTCGCGCCGCTTCAGATCCACCTCCAGCTTCGCTAGCTCCGCCTGATAGTGCTCACGCCGCGCACGGCTTTCATTTAGCTCTGGGATCTCATCATCAGGCAATGCCTGCAGCCGTTGCCGCAGTTCCTTCGGTGTTTGGGGTTCAACCGGATCCGCCTCACTCACTCGGGCGTTGTGTGTCTTCTTGGTGTTCCGGTTCCACAGATCCAGCGCCATGTCGCGATCCAGCCATCGCTTGCCGTCCTTCTCCACCACAGCAGCCGCGATCCGCTCTGTCCTGATCGCGGCCGTGATCGCCGCCTTCGAGCAACCCTTAATTGCCGCAAACTCTGAGAAAGTGACCAGCACGCAGTCCTGTTAAGCGTTAGCGTTGTTTAACTGATCCTATTTAACTATTGAACTGGCGGGGATGCTCTGCTCTGAATCTCAAGCTGAGACTTGTTTGATACCGCAGAGCGCTGGCGCTAGCTTTTCTGCGAGGTGTGAATAGACC